CGTCGCGTTGCCGGGGAAGGCGTCGATCTTCTGCTTGTTCACCGGGCCCGCAATGACGAGCGACCCGTCTCCGCCGGAGGTCCAGATCGACTGGAGCACGGCCTTGAAGATGGCCTCGGTGAGGTCGCGCTGCGTGCCGTCGGTCGGCTGCACGGCGTCGTTCGGTGTCTTGACGGTCGCGGACAGCCCGGCTGTGGCCGCGCCACCCGCCCCGCGGCTCGCGTTCGTGAAGATGTAGGTCTCGAAGCCGCCCGCCTTGCGCGTGCCCGTGCCAGACGACGCGGTGAGCGCCGGGTTCTGGCAGAGCTGCCCCTCGACGTCGCGCTTCAGCTCGCGCATCCGGTAGAAGGCTTCCTGCGCCGCCTCGTCCTGGATGCCCGCCTTCTTCACCGCCTGCGCGGTGTTTGTCACCTGGATCACCTTGTCCATGATCTGGGTGCGGTTCGCGATGCGGATGTTCAGGACAGTCGCGTCGTTCGTCGCGTCGTCGCCTTCTGTCGCGGCGTTCGGCGCCGCCGCGGTCGCGAAGGCCGCGAGCGAGTGCATCTGCCACTCGTGCAGCGTTTGCGTGGCCGTACCGCGCCCCGCCGTGGTCATGAAGATCGTGTCCATCGGTGTGATGTCGTAGATGATGTCCGAGAGGTCCTCGCGAACACCGACGAGCTGCGCGGCGCCGCCTGCGAAGTGATAAGAGTTTGCCGGAAGGGCCATCTAGTTCTCCATTTCTCTGAGGAGCGCGACGGTGCTGGCAGCATCCCCTCGCTTTCGTTGACGCGCGCGTAGTTCGGCGAGTCTCTTCTCTTTCGGGGCTGCATCATCCGCACGCGCACCCCCGCGGATGACCTTCGGAAGCGTCTCGACCTTCTTGATCGCACTGGTCGTCTTCGCCTGGAGCGCGCGATACTGCGCAGCTTCCCAGATCGTGCGCATGACCCGGTGGTCCTGCACGAGATCCATGACGCCGGTCTCGTTCGGATCGAAGCCCGCGGTCGACAAGTAGCCTGCGACCTCGGTGACGGCGGCCTGGAACTTCGCCGGCTCGCGCCAGTCGGCATTCTTCTCGAAGAGCTTTGCGCGCTGTTCCTGGACCCAGCGCGCCTTGGCGGCTTCGCCTTCCTGCTGCTGGCGCGCCTGCTCGGCCTCGAGGTTGCGCACCGCGGCGTCGGCCATGAGGAGCCGCTCGGTGTGCTTCGTGCGCTCGGCGGCGAACCGAGCGGGGTCTTCCTCCTCGAGCTTCTTCCAGTCGATCTGGTCGCCGGCCTTCACCTGCTCGATCAGCTTGCCCGTGAGACCTCGGAGCTCGCCGACGGTCTTCTCGTGCTCGGCTGCGCGCGTGCGCTCCTTCGTCTCGAACTCGGTCGCACGCGCCTTGACCTGATCGAAGAGCTGCTCGTTTGACGCGGACTCGCGGTAGTTCCGCAGGACCTCGGCGAGCGGGACGGTGGCGCCGTTCGGTCCGGCGACCTTGATCTCGGCCGCGAAGGCGTCGGCCTCGAGCCCGTAGGTCTTCGCGAGGTCCTCGAGGGTCTCGATCGTCGGCTCGGCCTCGGGCGCCTCTTCGGACCCTTCGGCCTCGGTCTCAGGCGCCTCGCCTTCGGGCGCTTGGGTTGCCGGCGCGGCATCGGCCGGCGCAGCGTCTTTTGGCTCTTCGTCCAAGACAAAGGCCTTCGAGATCCTGGCGAGGATCTCGTCGCCGGTCGGCTCGAGGCTATCAGCGTCCATCCACTCTCACAGAGCGGGCCTTCGCCCGTTCCCCCTCCTGGAGCGTAGCGAACTCGAAAGTGCCGTTCGAGGACCACTTTCGCAACACAGCCGGGATTGCCTCGAAGGCAACCAGTTGCTGGTAGAGCCACTCCCGCCTGGCCGAGTCCTCGGGGCCCGTCTTCCGCCAGCTCGTGAAGGTGGCGGCCTGAGCCTCCGCGATCGCGGCCTGGAAGGTCTCGTTCGCGAGCAGCTCTTCGGCCTTCCGGCCGAGCTCGATCCGGGCGCGGGTACGGTCCTCATCCGGCATCGGCGCCCTCGGTTGCCGCGTTCGCAACCTCTGCACTCGCGGCCGGCGGCTCGGACCCGACCGGCGGCGTAACTCCCGGTGAGATCAGGTAGATCCTGGCCGTTGCCTCGATCTGGATGAGCTTCTGATCCGGCGTCCGGTCGGAGTTCAGGATGTCCAGAACCTCGTTCGCGAACATGGTCGCATCTGCCCTTTCCATCGGAGTCTCCCTACTGCGCGGGCGAGGCCTGCGCCTCGCCGTTCGGCTTCTTGGCCTTGGCCGTCTTGACCTTGGCCGTGACGTTCGCGAGCGCGATGCGCTCCTCGCTTGCGATCTTCTCGCGCTCCAGCATGACGCGAACTTGGATTTCTTGGTCCTTCAGAGCGGCTTCCGCTTTTGAACGCATCGTGTCGAGCTCCAGCCTCGCCATCTCGAGCTGGAGCCTCCCCTTCGTCTCCTCGGCCTTCGCCTCGGCGACGATCCGTTCGGGCTCGGGCGGCGGCGGCGGAATCTCGGCATCGCCCGGGTCCCGGAAGAACTGCTCGTCCATCGGGAAGCCCATCGCCTCGGAGAGCGCGGAGAGTGTTGCGTAGACCTTCTGCGGCGTGACGAGCAGCGGCCCCAACGCCTGGCCGGCGATCTGCTGCTTCTCGAGGATCTGCATGAGGTTCGCGATGCGCTCCTGCGCCTGGCCGACGCCGATCCCGACCTCGATCACGACGTCGCTGGACTCTTCCCACGTCGCCGGATCAATCTCGACCCACTGGTTGCGGAGCTTCACGACCTGACGCTGGAAGCCGCCCCGCTTCATGAGTCGGGCGAGCAACCAGAACAGTCTCTTCAGGCCCGACTCCGCGAAGATCCGCGCGATCAGCTCCACGCGCGCCTGCGAGGCGTCCATGATCTTCGAGATCCCGTGGGCGGTCTGATTCAGGCTCGAGGCGTCGAGCCCCTGGTTGTAGCGGGTCGAGCCCGAACGGTTCTCGCGCTCGCCGTGCAGGTACTCGAGCATCGAGAACGGCGTCGGGCCGAGCTCCGGCCGGTCCAGAGCCTTCACCATGCCAGGAGCGGTCGTGCGCACGATGCCGCCGCTCCGGGACGTGAGGAGGTCGTCGAGCTCGACCTCGCCTTCGACTGCCTCCCAGCGCGGGTTCACCGTCAGGTAGAGGTGGTCGAGCATCATCCGGGTCAGGGTCGAGCGGATCAACTGGAGGTCGAGCACGATGTCCGCGAGCGACCGGCCCCAGAACTTGTGTGGGATCGGGTACGGCGTGATCGACGCGAAGGGGACCTCTGTCTGACGCTCGTTCGCGAGCAGCACGAGCCCGTTTCCAGTCCCGCCCACGAGCACGCGGCGCCGTTCCGCGAAGCCGTCGCCGTCGTAATCCACGAGGATCGAGCAATCCGTGACCCACACCTCGCGGGATGGGCCCTCGCGGTCCATGATGCTCGCGACGCCGGAGTCCTCGTCCCGAAAGCGCTCCTCGCGCTCCTGGTCCGAGTCCGCCTGGTCGTCGGCGGGGATCTGCTCGCAGAGCGTCCGGTCGAAGCCGGACGCGACGAGCGTCGAGACCGTCATCTTTCGCTTGCGCCCGCAGAACGGGAGCCCCTCGTCGAGATGCGCCCAGCGCTTCGAGATCAGGAACTCGTTCGGTGGGAACGTCTCCACCCGCAGGCGCCGCTCCTGCTTGGAAATCTTGATCGTGACGTCGTGGAGCCGCATGGGAACGGGCACCATCTCTCCCGTCTGCGGGTCCGGCGTCGGGATCATCTCGGTGTGTTCGCTGTAGTTGGTCGGCTCGACGTCCGGCTTCGCGAGCAGCGACGCGAGCGCGACGTCGGAGAGATCCTGGTAGGTCTCCCAGGACGGCTCCGCGAGCTCCTCGACGAAGACGTGGAAGAGCCCATGCTTCTCGACGAGCGCCGTCTTGAAGGCGTCGTGGAGCAGCATCGCGCCGTTCTGCTCGCGCATGAAGACCTTGTTGATGTAGTCGGTGCGCTGCTTCGCGCCTTCCTCGTCCTCTGGCCCGATCGGCTCGTACCGTGCCACCTGCCGGCCGCCGGTGAACATGCGCACGAGCGAGGGCATGACCCAGTCCACGGTCTCGGCGACGTCCGCGAGCACGATCGCCGAGCGCCCGTCGACCTCGTTCCCAAACGGGCGAGCGTAGTAGTAGTTCAGCGCCTTTGTACGCTCCGCCGCGAGCGGCCCCTGCGAGACGTCTTCTGCGGATCGGATCTCCTGCTCGACGAGCGCGACGAGATCCTGCTCGGTCATGCCGGTCGGCGCGACCGGGGGCTCTTCGGGGAAGCCGACGGCATCGCTCACGCTATGCCTCCTTCTTCCTCGGCTCGTGGCCGATCCCGAGCGCCTTCAACGTGGGCGAGAGCCGCGGCACCTTGATCGGAGGCAGGGCGATCCGCTCCTCGACCGCCTCGGCGAGCTTCTGCTCGAGCCTCGCGTCGAGCTCGTCGCATCGCTTCTGGATCTCCTCGAGCTTTGCCTGGATGGCAACCAAGTCCCGTCCCTGGCTTTCGACTTTGATTTGTAGCGCCATCGACACGGTGCGTCCTCCTAGACGATCGCGATGCGGGGGTTGAGATCGAGGCGCTGCTCGCGCTCGCGCCGCAGACCCATCGCAAGCGTCCCCAGCGCATCCGCCGGGTGCGTCGCCCAGTCCTTGTGCGGCAGGTCTCGGTACTCCTGCGTGTACTTGTCGCGCTGACGCCGGTACTCGCGCAGCGCCTGAAGCCCGTACGCGCACTTCTCCTCGTCCGCCCAGATGCGCGGCAGAATCGCGCGCGTCGCGCTGATGCGATCCGCGAGCGAGACCTTCGGCACGATCCGCATGCGCATGCCGAGTGATCGCGCGAGCTCGACGCGACTCTTCCCGGTGTACTCGCGCACGGCCGCGTCGTGCGGGACGAGATGCTCCGGGATCGCGTAGGGCTTCTCGGTCATCACCTTCGCGTAATAGTCCATGCCCTTCCCAGAGGCGACGTGGAAGTCGATCAGCCGGATCTCCGCGTTCACCTGCTGCGCGAACCAGATCGCAGTGTCGTCGCCGATGCCGAGATCCCATGCGCTGATGACGGGCTTCGCCGGCTCCCACGGGACGCGGGTGATCCGCTTCTCGCGCTCCATCGTGACGATCTGCTTGCCGAAGTACGACCCCTCCATCGGGGCCTCGAACGACGCGAAGAACTCTTGCTGGATCAGCTCCTCGCTCATCCCCGCGGCACGTTCGCTCTCGATCTCCTCCATCGAGATCACGCCCGTGTCCTCGACGGTGAGCTTCTGCGTGAACCACTCCGGGTTGCCCTGGACCTTGCTCCAGAGCCGCCACGCGAAATTGCGGCCTCTTGGCGTAAATATAAATATCACCCAGCCTCCGTTCTCGACGAGGATCGGCCGGATGAAGTCCCAGACGCCCGAGTCCATGAGCGAGAACTCGTCGAGCACGACGCCGACCGGGTTCGAGCCTACGAGGCGATCGACGTCGTCCGCGCCGACAATGCGGTGAACCGAGCCATTCGCGAGCCACGTCGTCATCTCGTCGTTCAGCTCGCGGACGATCAGCTCCTTCGGGATGAAGCTGCGGAACGGCCGTGGAGCCTCGCGGTCGCCGGTCATCCCCTCCCACAGGATCATCCGGCCCTGCTTGTAGGTCGGGAGAACGTGCCAGTAGGTCCCGACGCGCTCCATCATCGCGCGCACGGTCCAGTGCAGGACGGTCGCGCCCTTGCCCGCGCGGCGGTGCCAGACGCACATCGCGCGCTTGCAGCCCTTCTCCATCGCCGACCAGAGCGGCACCTGGTAGTGGCGCAGCGTCCAGTTGTACGGGAGCGAGATCGACGTGTGCGCCTTCACTGCGGCAGCCCAACGTCCAGAACCTCTGGATCAAGCGGCTCTGGCTCGACAGTCTCCGAGAGCTGCTCCTGCTTCGGCAAGCCCGAGACCGTCACCTGCCGCGGCAGGTCTCCGTTCACCGAAAGCAGGTTGATCTGGAAGACGGGCCGTTCGCTGCCCGCTCCCCCGTGCTCCTGCGGCGTGTAGACCTCGGCGATCTTCAGCACCTCCCGAGCGGCCATCGCCCGAGCGCCGGCGAATTGGTCCTCGTCGCTCATGATGTCGACGAGCGTCTGCACCGCGGCGATGCTGTGCAGCTCGGCGAACTCACGAACCGCGCGCCGCATCGTGTTCTCGAGCACCTTCGCAGACGTCTTCAGCGCGAGCGCGCGCCGCGCCTTCAACGTCCCCTGCCCGCCGTCGTGTCGGCTACCGGCGTTGTGGCCCATCAAGACTCCTCGAGCCGCGAGACGAAGCCGGAGAGGTCGACGAGACGCGCGACCCAGCCCTCGATGTACTTGAGGCGCTTCCGCTCGGCGGGGTCGTCCGGGTCGTCCATCAGGTTGCAGAGCCAGCGCGCGCGCGCGATGACGAGCTGCGACGCAACGAGCCGCGCACCGCGGCCGGCCATGAAGCCCGCGAGATGCCCGATCGTCTCGTCCCCAACATGCCCGTCCGACTCCGCGCCGACGAGCTCCTGCAGCAGCACAGTGGCACGGTACGGCCCGCTCGCGAACGCGCAGTCGAAGTGTGCGACCGCGACCGGCCCCGGCAGGCGGTCGCAGCCGGCCTTGCGCCAGTAGTCGCGCTCCGCGATGAGCAGCGCGTGAACGCGCGTCAGGCCAGCGACATCGAGTGTCGGATAGGCCCTTTGGCTAATTCCCCAGCGCGTCGTTCCGCCGGCATCATCAGGATCGGTGTGCAGCGCGCCGTCTAGATCTCCACCCGTTTCCTGATGGATAGTCCACGCGACCGCCTCCTCGAACGGAGTCACGCCTTGGGCCCTTTCAGCTCGTCGATCTGCTTCTGAAGCTCGGTCGCCTTCGCGCTAGGCGCACTTGCTCCAGCAGCCGCAAGCGCGACCGGGGCCGCGTAGATCACGCGCTCCCACCACGGCCGGCCGGTCGGCTGCGCAACCCATACGCCGCCGCCCGCGATCAACGCGAGTACGAGAGC